TATCCAAGAACCAATCGTCATCTGTGCCCAGATTAACAAGGCGCATAGGCTCGAAGTTGCCAAATATCAGCATGACATTCTCAACTTGGGCCACTCTGATGTCTTGAACGTCATCAGCAGACAAGGATGAATACGTTGGCTTGATGTCAGCCGCCAGAATATTGGGGGTTCGGTATGCCCTGATGTTCTCCGAGGTGAACTCGATCAGGTAATGGCGGTCATCCTCAACGCTAAAGTCCACCAGCTTGGGTGCCTGATAGGTTCCGTTCTCATGCCAGAAGTTAACATCCGCCGCAGTCACCGTTGCCGTGCTTAGATCGGATGATCCAACCCTTGCAAGCCGCCAGTATTGACGCTGATAGAACTCGCCAGAGGGCGTCTCAAGAGTAATGCGAATATCTTGTGGTGACGTGCCAATCAAGGGCACATCTTTAACATTAGACCACGTAATCCCATCGGTAGAGTTTTGGATCTTGAACTCATCACTCGTACCCGAAGACAGGCTTATCTGCCGGAGGTCAACAAAGTCACGCCAAACAGGACTGCCAAAGTCATACTCAACAACGGAATACGGGTTAGTCGTACCGATCGCCACAGTCGTCGAGGTAGTGGTCGCATCATTGTTGTCGTTGATAATGGTTGTCGATCCACCATTGGGCATGGTGATGCCTGATCCCTTGTATCGGCTCAGGTTCTCAACCGTCTTGCCAATATACTCAGTGCCAGGCCGACGCTTCATCCCACCTTGCGGGACAATCACAACATTATCGGCAGTCTCTACCGCCTGATAATACTGATTGATGTCCGTGCGGCCCTTTAGAAGCGGGGATAACTCGCCACTTACAAAGCTAGACTGAATGAATCGAGTCTTAGCCATTAGAACCTCACATTAGTAAACGGATTGCTTCGTATTGTTTGCGTAGGATATTGCTGAGAGTCCGTAAAACGCGCCATACGGGACGCATTTACATAAGCCGCCGCCATCTCACCTCGTGCCGCAGAGCTGTCTCTAATGCTCGCCGCGAAGTCCATGGCCAATGCGTACTCGATCATCTTTGCAAAGTACACAGGCCACTCGTCTTCACTAACATTCGCAATGTAATCAGCGTATAGAGCGTCGGATGAGTTGCTGTAAACCTTGTCGCCGTATATCTGATAGTTGGAATCAGGGGTGACAGTGATCAAAAACAGCAGGTCAGTGGGTAGCTGGTAGATACTGCTCCAGCCATTGGGGTCAACAGGCGTGTCCGTCAAGCGAGATATCTGCGCCTTGCGACGTGCAAAGCCCCAACGATGCTTCGTCAGCTCGTTCTGGACTATGTTGTCGTATAGATTGTTGGCAACTGTCTCGCGCCGTGATCCACCCGTCAGTGAATTAATCGGAGTATCTCCAATCAGAATGAGCGCATTGCTAATTAAGTCGATCTTGCTCGCCATAACTCACCTAGAAATAGGATGGCCCCCGAAGGGGCCGGATAAGACTTAAGCAGTCTTGTCGTACTGGACTTTAACCAAACCACCTTCGTCACGTACAACAGAACCAGCCTTGAGCATACCGTTGGTAAGCCATGCTGTTTTCTCAGGGACGTAGTTGATTTCAGTCTTCATGTCGATACCGATAGCAAGACCAACAGATGGACGCTGGAAGAACCAAGAGTCAACGATGTTAGCCGCTTCAGTCAGACCGCCTTCTGAGCGAGTCTCGATAACGATGAAGTTGAAGCCACACAGAGTGTTTACTTCGCCAGATACGAGCGCCTTGATAGCCTGGTAATCACCAGAAGTTGCCTTCTCGTCATTCAACAGACCGCCAAGACCGCCAGCTTCGATAGCCGCGAACAGCTCAGAGTTAGGTACACCCTGATCACGCAACTCAACTTGAGCCTCGATTACCTTAGCCATGGTCAAGTTAGCACCACCAGCCGCTACAGTAGTAGTGAGCGGAGTAGATGCGTCCATAGCGTCGATAACGAGCTGGTCACAACGACGACCAAGAGCGCCAGCGATAGTGTTCGCCAACTCTTGCTTCTCGTCAAAGTTAACTTCTTGCGCGTCAAAGATGTCTGTGAACTCAGGTGCGTTCCAGTTAGCCAGAGTACAAGTCTTGAACTCGTGACCGACGCCCATCGCTACTACATCAGCGGCGGTTGCCTTCTGGTTCGCTGTGCCTTTGCCCATGCGACGGAATTTGTAGGTATCACCTACGACGTTGTTTCGTACAGTGACAGCGTTCTTGAGCAAGCCCATACCTTGATAGGCGTGCTTCACCATGCTGTCAAATTCGGTTACCGCTACTGCGGAAAGATTCACTGACATGATTCAGTCTCCTCTATGTCAAATATCTCAAAATGATTAAGAGGTTTTGGACTGAGTACCCGATAGCCGGTCAGTCGTTCAACCTAAACTATCGGGCCTTAAAGAAAGGGGTATCCGACGTGCCGATGATACCACAAATAAAATGTTGTTAGCCAACCGTCCTTACATACGGACGATCACCACCAAACTCTCTCATCATGCGCTGAATCTTGCGTTCGTGGTTCTGGTCAACAGAGCGGAGCAACTGGCCACTCTCGTGCTTCTTGAACATCTCAGCCTCAATGTCTTCCCAAGTAAGACCGCCAGGCTCAACATGACCATCAATCGGCAACTTAGCAGGGGCAGTTGACTTGATCAGCGCCTCAACCAGCTCAATGGCCTCCGCACTGTTTACGCCATAGCGAACACGCTCGTAGGTGTCAGCATCCAAGTTGTTCTTCATAAACTGCTCGACAACCTTAACGCGTTCAACAGCGTTATCGCCTAGCTTCTGAAGCTCCATCTCCATTGAGACTTCTTCGACCGCCTGCTCTTGTGCAGTCAGAATCTCCCATGCGTCATTCAGTGCGGCTTGCGACATATTGGTACGCTCACCAAATGAGACTAGCTCCTGCCACAGCGAATCATCCTGCTCAACACCCTCAACAACGGCGTATCCGTCTTTAGGTGCGCCAGTAAATCCACCAAACTTCTTCTCAAGCTCGGTGTAAGCCTTGGCTTGCTCTGCAACTGATTTGTATTTGTCGGCTTTGTACCACTCGGGTGTATCGCCAACGCCCTTGATCCCATCGCTCAAGAAGTATTCGCCTTCACCTAATGCAGGTTCTGCGGCGTCTACTAATGATGTCAGGGTATCGTTACTTTCTACGGCCTGGTCTTCCATGGTTTATCTCCAAGGTAGGTTGATGACAGCCCTTTTCGGGCTTACTGGTTGATGCTTTAGCATGATGACTTCAAGCCTTCGCTTGCCGTTAATCAGGGCTAGATCATTCACGTCAATCCAATCGACATGGACGTTATCCCTGTAACACCGGAATGCTCGAAACTTGTGCAGGTATTCAAACTTGTCGAATCCATATTCCTCGTTTAGGCCATCCAGCCACTTGAGATCAAAGCCAATACCTTCAAGGTAGTCTTTTTGATCGCACACGAGTTCGTATTTGGGCTTCGCTTTGCGCCCACGCTTCTTAGGTTCTTCAGTCATGCTCGTTCCGCTTGTTGTATGTAATGGATAATCATGCGAATTACCCCGGCCTCGCCATTGTGATACGCCGCCTCATACGCGACGTTCTGGCTAGTTAGGGATGTGGAGTTGTCAAACAGGAAGCGACGGGTTAGATCCTCTAAAACCTTCTGCCCATCTTCAGTACCGAAGCACCGATGATAGGCTTTAGTCATTTCTGTGATCTTTTCTTGGGCCTCTGCTCGCTGTCGTTTAGCTTCTGGGCTTGCGCCCTCAATGGTTTCCCAAGTCATTCAGCCTCCATTGGCTGTTGCATCATCTGTGCCTGAGCACCTGCCTGGATGATCTGCTTCTTCTCGATCTCAGAGCGTACCAATTCGGAAGGCATTCCAGTCTTCTCTGCCGCCCATGTGCCGAAGTCTTCAATCTTGTACGCGATTTGCACCTGCTCGGGGCCAGACGTACCCAACACAAACTGTACGGCCTGCTGAACAGCCAATAGATCCTCGCCATCCTGCGCCCGTGCTAGGGGAGAGGTAAACTTAACCTTCACATCACGCCCATCCAGCTCGATAGGGACGATTAACCCGCGACGTGTAAGGATTGCGACGACGCGCTTGAGGATTGGAATGAGTACCTCGGTCTGAAGTCTGCCAAATGCCGACCCGATCCGCTTTGCAAGCTCTCGTGATTCGATAGCGACCTCAGTAGCGGAGCGAACAGGACCAGCAGGATCACGCAGATCGTTGAACAGCGCCAGCTTGATGGCGTTCTGTAGCTCAACAATTTCAAATTGCGCGAGTGCAAGGTTCGATCCTGTATCGAGACGCTGAATAGAAGGGTTGTTGGTGTTGTTCGATCCCACTGGAATCACAACGCCCGGTGCAATGACCATATTGTACGGGTTGGTTACGCCGTCGTCAGTAGCCGTATACATCCCCGCCAGGTCAATAGCGGCCTTCTGGAGTACAAACTCTTTCGCCTTGTTCAATGAGCGCACATCAGGAAGCGCCTGCATTGCTGGGCCTCGGCCTCGCACCTCGCCTGCCACCTTCGTATAGCGACCAGTCACCCATGGACTAGACTCACCGAAGTCTTCAGTCCAAGAGAAGCGCTCCTCACCATCTACCCATAAGCATCCGTAGTATCGGTTGCTCTTGGGATCGAAGATAACGCCCTCAGAGACCTTAACCTCAGTGTTTGGCTTGTTCTCAATGATGCTTGCGATCTTGCTTGATGGTTGGAATCCGCGCCACATACGCTCTAACAAGCGAGCCTTCACCTCAAAGCGCCGCCAGTGCGTCTCAACCGTGCCATATGGACCTTCTTCAAACGCAATGCCCTTCTGCGGGATCGTGTTGAAGCAAATAGGGTTGGTCTCGTCATCCGTTTCCTCGATCTTCATGGTGGCCGTGCCTACCAATAGATCAAGTGCCGCCTCATAGAACTGCGTATGGAAGTTAGAGCGGTTGATGTAATCAAAGACAAGCTCACACTGCTCATCCAGATTGGCCCGAATGTCCTCTTCAGATACATCAAACTGCCCAGATTCGAGCAGTCTTACAATCTCTTCTGTCGGCTGGAAGGTAGCCCAGCGTGACCAGATCGGTGCGATGTTCTCTTGTAGCTTGCTTGCACCCTGTTGGATAGCCGTCAACGCAGTCGAGTCGAAGATTTTATCCATCTTCTTCTGTCCCTTGTCTTCACGCTCGAACAAGTTGCGCTGAGGTAGGAAATATTCATACACATCCTGCAACTGGTCATGCCACATTGCCTGAGTGTTGAATGCCTTGGCTTCTCGTTCCTTGATATCTTGGATCGAGCCTAGATGCTGGGGCAAGCTCATAGCTTTTACCTATGGAAGTTGGGGCATAGTGCCAGGGTAAGTGCCGGGACGACCGCCGCCACGACGTGGAGCTGATGGAGATACGCCACCACCGCCTCCAAGGAAAGTGCGTGCTGGAGTAGCCCGACCGCCACCAGTTGCCGCCGCTTGACGACTGCGAGGTACGCCACCCAATAGTGACTTAGTACCTAGCTTGCCGCGAGCCATGGCCTTAAAGCGCTCTTCCTGCTCTCGGATCTCTTCATCCAATGCCGCCGATTGACGACGCTCAACAGCGATTTGCTGTGCTGTGGGCTTAGGTGCCTTTGGTGATTTCATTTCATCCCATCCTCAGTGAATCACGGGTTGTGCGTTGCCCGTTACGTGTGAAGTTCTCGCCGTCATAGCCAATAACATCTTGAGGCCGTTGACGCTTTCCGCCTCCTTTGACGCCAAGCTCGCCCAGAAGACTCTTGCCTCTGCGTACACGATCAATCTTTTTGAAGCCTTTGCGATGGATTCGGTCGATTCCTCGCAATGATTGCCTGAGCTTACCTGCCATGTTGTTTCTCCAAATACCGATACAACTGGTACGGCGTCCAGATGAACGGCTTATTAATTCCTAGCACCTGTTTCGTATAGCCAACGCAGGTGTTTAGCATAAATAGCCCGCGTTTGGGCCGTCGTATTTCGGATTTTATCAGAATATCGTTCTCGACTACATCCGCAATATCATCGACCAGCATCAGCTCCAAGCCCTCAGTAGACTTGCTCAGCGCCAGCCATTCACCATTGTGCGGGATGACGACGTAACAGTGCTTGATCTCAGGGTGCAACATCCAACTCCACCAATGCCCGTCATCCATGCAGAAAGCCACATAGCAATCAGAAGACATTGAACTTCACCTGAGCTCGACGAACCTGCCTACTCTGCGTATGGAGGTTAGTCAGTGCTTGACGGCCTTCACCTTCACCCTGCAATGCGTACTCCAGCGCCTCGACTGGGTGGCTGTATTCATTCTTGTCTGGCTCGTCTGTGTATTTCTCACCCGATAGCTGTAACCGTCGGTAACAGAAGCCACCTTGTAAGCCTTTGCGAATCATCTTGGCCTTGGGGCTGATTAAGAATCGAGGCTTGCCATCCATGCACAGCTCTTTCATCGGCATCTCTAGCGCCGCACGTCTTAACGAGGGATCGTTGGACAGTGTTGGTGTACAGGGTATGCCTGCCGCACGCATGATCTTGAATGGCGTATCAGCATTAGCCTGGTTCTTGTTGTCACCCGAGGGGTCGCCCCATCCCCTGAATCGGCACGTAGGATAGTTGGCGTCGATGTATCGCTTGAGGCTAGGTGCAAAGTCCACAGCACCCGAATCGGTCATGCAAAATTCATCAAAGCAAATCCAACGGCCCAGCGCATCTCTCTGAATAAACGCGCAAGCTGGTGTGCGACCGAAATCGAAACCCAGCACAACAGGCTGATCAGGATTAGGCTGGTAAAGATCGCCCATGCAATGGATTGAGTCAGTGTATAGAGGATGAACTGGCTTGCCGCTTGATACAAAGCCGTACTCGTTCGCCAGATTGACCTTGATCCAGTCATCCGACTTACCTTGTAGGCCACGACGGTAATAGCCTTCAGGTAGGTTGGCGAGGTTCTCGGCTTTCTCGTTGAGATACCAACCATCTCCCTCCCGATAGACACCACCAGGCTGTCGATGGAACTTCCAATCTTCTGGCCGCTCTTCCTCAGCCAGCTTGTAATACCAGTGGTCTTCGTCTGGGGCATTGGAGTCACCTATCATCCCGTAATGCGTAGGGCGTACACCTTCCTTCATCGACGGGTATCGACCGCAACGCAGATCAAGCATGTCCACAACGCTCTTGGAGTGCTCCTTGGCCTCGTTTAGCCACACCCATGTAGTCTGTATGCCCCTAGCCTTCTTGACGTGATCAGGGCGATCAAAAGCGATGAAGACGACCTCACAGCGTACAGTCGTGCCATCCTCTAGCTTGAATTGGATCTTGTGCGTTGGCGGTTCCTTGTTGCCCTGCTTGAACTCACCCAGATCGCCATGCACCTCAAGCCAGTCTTTAATCGTGGTGGAGAATAGTTCGCTGTAGGTGTTACGTGCGGCAATGATCCGACTAAGCCTTACGCCGTAGTTGGGATGCGTCTCCCGAGTAACTGGTGCCTGCTCGCACATAAGCTCGAGGAACTTGAGGATGACTTGGACTGTCTTGCCGGAGCCTAGCGGCCCCATGATGAAAGAGTTACGTGCCCGACAGTCAGCAAACTCTTCGAGCACTTTGCCCTGAGGCTTCATTACATATTCAATCGTCGCCATCGAAGCGCTTACGTTGTACAGCTATGACGATATCGCCACCATTTGGGCCAGTTAGTTCTTGAGATTTAAGGTCTGGGATGTACTTAGCCATCAGCTTGAGGTGTGCATTGAGTGCAACTTCCTTACGCCGAATCATCAGAGCGTCAAACTCTAGTTCAGAATCACTCAATTCGTTAATGATTTCAATAACATGCTGTTCGTGACACTGCTGGGCTAACTGCTCCCTGAGAGCATCTTGCCTTAGCCTTCTGTTACGTTGAGCGGCGCTATTGTTACTCATTTCTTTTTACCGAATATTCTATCCCAGCCATCCTTGTAGGCCTGGCTACTAGTTGATGTGTATTTACGTGGTCTTGAACCTTTCCCGCCGTTTAGTTCGGGGAAGTGTCTATCCCGCGTTTCCTTGTCTAGCTTACCACGATGATCAGCCATCACTTACCTCTGTTGGATAGGGCGACCAATATGATTTCCCATATCTATGATAATTACGTAGATACTTGCTCATGGTTTGCTCGTGTACCTCAAACAGTAGAGCTATTGCCCAAAGCCCGACACCTTCCATCTCCATCTCTGCGGCACGCTTTACGTCTTTATAGGACAGCTTCACAGTCTACACCTCGGAAGTTGGGATGACCGTTCTCACCGTTAGAGTCAATCCAGATCGCCACGTTCTCACAGTAGAAGTCTCGTTGGCTGATCTCTTCTTCCATGTCGGCATTACCCAGGATGCCCAACACAGTGATAAATAGGATAACCGCGCCTATAACTAAGCCCGGATTCTTGTTAAACATTTCTTGCTCGTACATGACCATTCCCTTTTTTTGAGGGGCAAGAAGCCCCGTGACCTTTTCGGCCTGTTATTACCCTTAACTCAGTGAGTCGGGTAGTGTTTTGCCATCTCTAACGCTCGTGCATTTTCCAGCTTGTTGGTTGCACATAGATCGAGATACTCGGACTCAGTAAGTCCTTTCAAACGCCCGACAAGTACACATACCTTATCGAGGTTCTCAATGTGCTTATAGCCGTTACGAGTGCAGAACATGGCTCGCTTCACTGTAGTACACATGCCGTTATTATACACAATTTGTGGTTTTGCAACAATTTCCGTTAAGATATCCAAAACAACTTAAAGGGAACGACAATGACAAGAGCAATTAACGACGATTACCTGATGACTCACAAAGAGATTGCTGAGGTCATGGGTATCACACGGTCTAGGGTGGTTCAGCTAGAGAAGAGTGCTCTGCGAAAGCTCCGTGATCGCTTCATCCTTCGGCAGTATTACCTGGACTACGTTAGTTCCAGCTCTGAATCTCGTAGTCAGGATCAAGTTCCTTACGTCTGACCTCATCGCG